TTAGAGTAAACTTCCGCAGCTTCCATATGAGCAACGTCCCATTTATTCATCTTCATCGTCACTCAAGTGAGTGTAATCATAATCACGTTCTCCATGGAAGAACTCTGCTTTTACAACACTGGTTACAGTACGAAGTTGTAAACAAATCTTATTAATTCTATATGATAAAAAGAAAACATAAGCTGTAAGCATAGTTATAACCATGATTAATAAAGTATGCATCCAATCTAAAGACATTTAAATTACCTCCAATATTTTGTTAACCACATTTGCGGTATCTTCTAGAGTTTCGTGACGCATCTCAACGATACAGCCTTCCTCTTCGCCAAATAGCGTCATTTTATCTCCATATTCTTCAACGATATTTCTACACTTCGTCGCGACAGTTTGGATAAATTTGTCAGATTGATCGGAACCACGTTCAGCATATCTTCGTTGTCGTTCTTCATCCGATACAGTTAGATGTATAATAACCTTATCATCAAAAGTATCAAAGAAACGTTTATTATTTAGCCTATCACCTTCTCCTATGACCACCTCGTTAGGTTTTGTGCTAAAGTACTCCACCGCTTTAGGTGCTACTGCCATAGAAAGGCGGTCTGTTCCTGAGAACGTTTCACCTTCTTCATACTTACCTAGAATGCGAATATTACCGTTCACGTGAGAGTCCAGTAGATCTATCGGACGCTCTGGGGTAAACTCACCAAGTGTTTTCATAAGAGACTTCATAACAGTTGACTTGCCCGTCCCTGGAAGTCCAATCAAATATATCAATTTCATTACATAAATTCCTCAAGTCCAAAAGTGACTTCTTTGTCTTCTTTAAACATCCAGTCAAGTCTGGCTATTTTTCCTTCATCAACAAATGCGCTCATTTTACCTTTATCTATCATCTTGGAAACAGACAGTTCTTTATCCAAGGTTTCGTTACGAGCGTCCCAAAGTACACGCCATTCTATACCATCCCAAGAGTCTTGCTCTACGCGACGAATCTCTTCAGCAACACGATCGTTATAATAGCCAAGGTATCTGCCGTCTCGAATGCGATAGACCTTCTTATAAGCACACAAAGCTGTTTCCATTGTATACGGATTTATGTCAGAAGTCAAGCTTTTAAATCGATCTTGCATTTCAATCAACAATTCTTTAGCTTGACTCTCTAGCCATTCATACTCTGATGCGCTTAGTTTCTTATCATACCAATCGTCTTTACCCAAAGCGAAACAGAAACCGTTACGATGCGAGCGACTGCCAGAGTAATCATTAAACAATAGCGTACTAGGTACAGCGGGAACGTTACACGTTGAGTATAGGTGCTGTAGATAAAACCAAGCAGAGTATCGACCGAACTTGTAGAACTTATCCTTAATAACACCATATAGGTTATCGAACGTTTGCTCTTCAGTATCACCATAATGCTCGGAAAGAGCCTCTTCCTGTGTTTTATCTCCTACGAACTCTGCGTAAGATTTAAACATATCAGGTAGATGACCTTTAGACCATTTAGTATCGTTCTGATAGCGAAGGCGCTTATAGTTCTCGGTGTTCCACTCATTCATTCTATCATAAGTCGCCAGCTCAAAGTCAGGGAACTCGTTGAGTAGAATAAACGCAGTGGGTAGATAATAAGTGTTACCATATAACCAAGCGAACCACAAACGCTGTTCAGAGTTGTGCTCGTATCTCTGATTAAGGTAGTTAGTCATCCAAACCGCAGGGTCGCAATCTTTATATTGAAGCGACCATGCGTACCATTTTATAAAAGACTCTCGTCTATTTTCTTGTAATCTATAATCCATTATGCTGCATCTTCAAAGGCGGGGAGAACTTCTACAATAATATCATCTTGAAGGTTGTGGTGTTCTATTGTCTCTATAATATCTTCAACCCAACCTTCTCGGGTAGCTTTAATATACTCTTCAACTGAAGAATAGTAAAGTACAATCGCGGCTTTAGTTGGTTTCGTGTGTTTTTTCTTAGCTTGCTCTTTCTCGTGACGAAGCGCATACCAACCAACTTCTTTATACTTCGATACCTTAGCTTTTACAAAAGGGATGTTATTAAGTTCATATTTGTGAACTGCGTATTTTAAAACCTCGTTATCAGTTCTCTTAATAAGTTTTTTGTTGGTATACTTTGTTATCTCATCTTGATCTATAATAGATTGTATAGCATTTTTAGCTTGAACCTTGGGCTTAAATCCTTGTAACCCGTGTAATTGAGCGCAAATATATTCTATGCGTTCTGATTGACCTCGTTTGTCTTTAATAGGGTAAACAAAATATTCTTCGTTCTCTTCAAGTAGTTCTAAGATAACACCTCTGATATCACCCGCAGTATTCGGTGAAGTAACTACAAAGTCTTGGTCGTTACTAAATGAACCGTATAGGCTAAATGTACGTCTAAGTCTTTTAGGGTCGCCAAACTCTTCAACGTCTATGTATATAGCAGGAACCTTCTCCCACCCAACGAGAGTTGCTGCCCGTAACCTAGTGTTTCCGTCTAAAATAATGTTCTTACCGTCTTTCATAACTGCTACCGTTATTCCGGACATTGTCTCTTTAGCCTTAACTGGGTCGGACTTTATCTTCCCTACAATTTCCTGAACTTTACCGTACTGCTCTTGTCTAACTTGAGACTTGCCGTAAGTTAAAACCTTGTTAATATCAACCCAAGTTGTGATGTACTCACCCGCTTTAACTGAATCGCGAATTTTACGGGCAATGGTATTTGAACAAGAAGCTAAGTCTATGGTTTCATCTAAAGGATTACCGTCAATATAGTTTACAATCTTAGCCTTTAGTTTTGTGTCTATATCAGAACCCTTACTAGCATTAAATGATAAATTATAAAACTTCTCTTGGGGTAAAGTACCAAACATGTACTTCAACGCAAAATATTCTGCTGCTCTCGCTTCGTCTTCTTCCCCTTTGAAAATAATTAAACGGTTGATTTCTCCCTCGTTATACGCCTTTTCTAGTTCTGGGTTATTGCTTGATGAAACGTAATCGCGAATATCCTTTCCTCGTTCGGTTTTTACCCCAATGTATTTCTTTCCGTTAATGGTATTCTCTAAAGCGTATAGGTATGAATTCATAATATAGTCCTCAATTAATCAACATCAACACACTTATTCTACTACACCTCTTCGTAAAAGTAAACATCTTTTTAAAAGAAATTTGATAAACCTTCTGGTTCAAGAAAGACTTTAACACAACCACCCTTACCTTTTTTGTGGACGGCTCCATAGATGACTGGATCTTCTATATCATACCAGCTGTCTTCAATAGTATTGTTGATTCTACACATAGTCAACTGGCATTTGCTCTTTTGTTCACCGAGCATTACAAAGCCAATTTTCTCGTAGAAAGGAACGGCAGGAACTTCACAGGATACGCGATAGTATTTGACACCAGCTTCTTTGGCAGCTTTAAAAGAATCCTCTGTGAGTATTTTAGCAACACCTTTGCGACGGTGTTTAGCGAAAGTATGGAGCAGCTGTAGGTTAGCAACCTTGGGCAAACGTTTAGAGTGAGTGGTGATAATTGCCCCAGCCAACTCATTACCTTCCCAAAGTCCAATACAGTACTCCCACTGATCCTGCATATTCGCTTTAGCTACAAAAGTCTTAGCGAACTTATCTGCAGGATCATCAGAAATAGCCGAGATAAATTCCTCGGCTGTTGTTTTACGCAACTTCATGGAATTCACGTTTCTTATCACCTCTTGACTTATCATACTTAGTATTATTCCAACCCGCATATTCGCGTTGATTCCAAACGAACGGAGGGAATTCGTAATCATAAGCAGCCAAGATTTCAGAAACGCTTGGACCATCATTAAGGGCAGCATCAATAAATGCTTCTGCGAACTTAAACTGGTCTTCAATCTGTTTACGGTTAGTGCTAGAGCGGAAGCAACGGAACTCGATAGTACCAGTATGCTTCATACAGTAAGTATTAATCGCGAATCGGAAAGGACGTCCCATAGAAACGCCATCTTTACCAGCAGCGTGGAGTTTGATAAAGTGGTCAAAGTCTTCGGCTAGGTTAATAATATTATCACACATATAGTCTGGCATAGGACGACCACCATCCCACTTGAGGTATTGCTTCGCGCCTTTACACTCTTTGATAGTACGATAGTCGTGGTACTGATACAACGCTTCGATAGTTTCTTCTTGGTTAGCCTTAATGTAAGCAATTAGTTTCTTTAGAGCATTAATATCGTCTTTTATTCCTGGGACAAATACGTGTAGGTGACCATGGTTCACCACAGAAGCTGATGGATTATACCCAGCATCAACAAACATGTCGTGTAACTCCATTACTCGATCGACTTGCTCTTGCCAAGTAGCAGTTGGTTTGGTATTAATCTCACCGCCCATAGGAGGTTCAACACCCATGGGGTCGCAAGCAACATACTGATAAGGTTCGTGGATATTTACAATA